GGATCAGCAGGTGATGTACCATTGTAGATGCACTTATAGACTTGATACGATGAGTTAACAACGTAGAAGTCTGCATCGTATAATTTAGTAGCACCCGAAGATGCTGTCTTAGTTGCACTATAATCATGGCGATACATGTCATAAACATAACCGAGACCACCAGTGGTTTGCTCTGGGGGAATCCAGTCAGTACGACGGATAACTTGGATGGTGTCATTTGCCAAAACACGTTTCATTGAAATCATGTCAGCAAAGTCATCACTAAACTCTTGGAAAGAGTCCACTGGACTAGGCGCTGCGTTTTCGTTATCCCATGGTTGGGGACGACCGATGAAGACGTAAAGTCTATCGCGGCTGCTGCCTGCTAAAATATCAGACTGTGTAGGGTCAGGACCCTGCAATGACTTGATAAGTCGGTTGGCAGTGAAGATTCTAAATTGGTCGGTTAGTAGCGCCATTGGTTACCAATTATCCTATAGGTTTATTTATGGAGGTTATTCACCCTCATTTCTGAGGAAGTTATTATATTCGACAGCAATAATCTTTGCTTGAGCACCAGAACTATTGCCTTGAAGTGTTTCGCCAGGACTAAACTTATAAGTTGGGTCATTTGAAACAATGGATTGGACATCAAGAACAAACTGTCCTTCTCTTTCGCCTGTCCTGCGATTTGTTGTTGTTGCTGCAATACCAGATGTTTGTCCAGTAACAGTTTCTGCTCCTGCAGTAGTAGGAATTGAGAACAACGAGGAAGTCATATACTCAATAGTAATTGATGCAGTTGAAATGTGTGCATCGCCATCACCAAGAGCACCAGCAGATGCTACAGTGGCAACTAACTGAGTTGGACTACCGTCATATATTTGATCACCAATTTGGAAGAGTGTGGTATTTGTGCCACCTAATTCTTCCTCAATACCATATTTAGACGAGGCAATGCCTCCATCCAAATTAACTTGGTTTTCATAATCTGTGCCAGTATTCAGAAGGTCAGGAATACCATCCCCAAACTGCTGCACATCATTTTCATCTACAAACTCTTCATCATCATCTTCAAAAACTCTGTTTTGAATTATTGACAAGGGAGTTGTAAAAGCAACAATATCACTACCTTCTCTTTCAATAAGAGTATGAGGAGCAACACCAGTACCTGAAGATGCCGATGTGCCAGCAAAGAAGGCAATGATCTTTGACTTCTCACCTGATCTGCCAGCATCAATAAATGCCAACTCATCAACTTCAAACGTTAGATAAAGTGCTCTTTCAACAGGATCCCAATCATATACAATTGCTATTCTATTAGATGCAGACTCAATAACACGTCTTACTTTGTCCGTAACTTGGAAGTCATAAGCAGTTTCACCAGTGTTAGCGTCATTCTGTAAAGAATCCAAAATGACTTTCTGGTCAAATCTAAAGTTAGTGCCCCTATCACATCCATCAAATGTTGTTGCTGTTTTACCAGTATATCTAATAACCTCTCTACCTAAAAGGACCTTACCTGATCCAGGATAAGGTGCAGTAGATTCAACATGGATAGTCTCAGCGCCAGTGGTGACATCATTAAGAATACCCGACAAGTTATAGACAACGGAATTCAGTGACTGTCTATTTCTTGCTGTCTTAATAAGATTAGTATCTCTAGTAAAGATAACTTGAGGTGGGGTTACATAACCGTCACCACCTGCTAATAAGTCGATGTTGTCAATAACACCAAGATTAATATATGACTCTGCAATAGCACCAGATCCACCACCACCGATGATTTGAATCAGAGGGGGATCTTCAAAAAACTCACCTTGATTAGTGAGTGTAATAGCAGTAACCTTACCAAACTGATTGACACCAGCAACACCAGTTGCACCTTGTCCACCACCACCTGAGATGATGATATTAATGTCTTCTTCAGTATAGTTTCTACCAAACTCTTCAATTGATAGACCTGTAACCAATCCCGTGATTGGCACCAACTCAGATCCAGACCCACCACCACCTTTGATTTCTGCATTAGCAGCAAAGTATTCATCACCAAATTGAGTCATTTGGATGAAGTCGATTGCTCCAGTATCCTTAAGGAATACCTTACCTTCAGCAGGCACGGTAGCATTATCGTCTCCGATTTCTAGTCTTAGTGGATCATATCCTTCACCAGGATCCAACACTTCCACTGCTGTAATCTCACCATTGTCACCTTCAATGACAGCTCTTAAAACCGCATCTCTGATAGGTGTGCCACAATTACCAATACGGAGTCTAGGTGGATCAGCGGGGTCATACCCACTTCCACCATCAGTAACATAGACTTCTCGTACCCCGTAAATACTATTAAATATAGGGAAAATTGAAGCGCCAGATCCAGGGACTACTCTTGACATTAGACAACCACGAGATTACCGACCATTCCAGAGTGAATGGTGCATTGATAGACATATGTTGTGCCTGCTGCAAGGGTCATAGGCACGGTCCAATATTGGACACCCTCTTGTGATCCAGTCACACCAGCAGTTACGGCAGATCCACCACTTGTCTGTCTTAGAGCAAATGGGTGAGCAGACATAGTGGTGTTGTTAAATCTGTATGTGAAACCACGATAGACATAGATTGTTGGGTTTCCACTTCCACTCCAACCATTATTGCTAAATCCATAACCACCACTTGTGCTACCAATAATCTCAAAACCAACAGCAGCAGATGCAACCGCTTCAATTTCACCACTTACATTAGTAATGAAACTCTGATTCTCTGACAGAGACTGACCACTAGCAAGAAACAATTCAGCAGCAATGCTGACGGTATTAGCAGTAACAGTTGTTGTTACACCGTTTCCACCACTGACTGCCAATGATCCAGTAGTGGAGTTAGAAGTAGTAGTGCCACTATCACCAGTTACTGTCGCAAAAATGTTTTGATCAACGTTAGGGGAATCGTTAGTAACTGTAAGATTCTCACCAGAAATTGCTGTGCTAACTCCAGTGCCACCAATAATATTGATAGTTGTTGTAGCAGTTCCTGCAGTTTTAGATCCAGAATCAGACCCAATAACCGAGAAAAGATTTTGATCAGGAGCACCAAGCGCCCCAGTCATATCAATCGTTACCGTATCACCAGCAATAGATGTGGAGATATTAGTGCCACCAGCAATAGTGAGCACGTCAGTAGCAGCACTCGCTGTAGTAGATCCCGAATCAGCATTAATACCTTCAAATAAATTTTGTGTAGTGCCACCACCACCGCCACCTCCAGATTCGTCATTATCTGGATACCAGTTGCTATTAACAGCAGACCACTTGAGGACTTGACCATCAGAAGGACCACCGCCGACTGTCATGTCAACGTCAGCAATCTCTCCAATAGAAGAAGTGGTATCAATTATTTGGACCCAAGCACCACCATGTGCAAAGTAACCATGTCCTTCACTATGGGCATGAGCAAACATACCATGATGGTTTGATGCATCTGGGAGACTTGAAACGTCATCAAAATGGTTAGACCATTTTAGTTTTCCATCAGCACCATCAATATAAGTAAGAGCACTTCCAGTACCCCCTGTCCAAAACTTAATATCACCGCTACCATTAGGTTTAATAGTAACGTCTACATTATTAGAAGAGGTGATATTAAATCCACCAGTATCTAGATCTGCACTCAAGGAATCAAAATGACCCTCAGCAAATTGAGATCCATTCCACTTCAATACTTGTCCAGAAAGTGGTGTCCCAACATTCACAAGTAAATTAGTGTCGTTGCCGAGAGCGGTATAGATTTCGTCAATTACACTATTAAGTTTAATAGCGCCATCTCTAAGACTATCACCAGTCCCGTCATTAGCTGACGATCCAATGCTAAGGTTTTGCTTTGCCATGGTTAGGTAATTTCTACAGTTTTATTTAGGTGCCATCGAAGGTTTGTGCCGTAGAGTCAAGAGTGCCCTGCGTGCTATCGAATCTATTTGATGTAGATCCACTACCACCACCAGATCCAGCAACAGTTAATACTGCAGCTTGAGAGTCTAGTGGAGAATTGGATGATTGTATTGATACTCCAAGTGGACCAATAATACGACAACGGAATCTATACCCTGTCATATATGCAAGTGTGCTTATAGTATATGAGTTTGTAGTTGCTCCTGTAATAGCAGCAAACGCAAAACCTCCGTCAGTAGATCTATACCACTGATAAGCAATGGGTCCATCTTCAGGCAACACTCGTGCTTGGACAGAGAATGTGGCAGTCTCCCCAACATTTGCCGTAGCATTTTGTGGTTGGTTGATAAATTGCAACGTGGGTACAACAGGACCCCCACCTTCACCACCACCTGAGGGAGGTGCTTGCACGGGTAGAAGAGTAAATGCTGTATTAATACTTTCCCTAGTTGTTAAACCAACCATATATGGGAATTGTGGTGAATCAACATCTTCGGAATCTACAGATAGGAAATATGCATAAGTGCCTGACTGAAATTCGGGTGTAATGCAGAATCTTCCATTGTGGTAATCTAAGTCACCGCCACCTTCAATATACTCCCAGTCCTGCATTAATGACCCTGCAGGGGGGTTGTTAGTGGTGCTACCATAATCTGGTCTCCCTGCTACCTCAAGTGCCTTTGTGGAATACGCAGACTGCATAGGACGGGATCCTGTAAGGTTATCCCATGGTAGGTCATAACCGTAAGGACCATAGATTGGGAATCCATCAAAAGCATACCCAATGATCTTAGAATGTCCATCGGGATGCCTAAGATTGTCTCCATTATATTGTGTCGCACCGTAGTAATCATTATATCCTGCCATCGATGATCCATCTCTCCAGCAATCTAGAAAGTGACCATCGTGATAGTGATACTGACCATTTTGCTCAGGGTGTCCACCGCAATTGTCGTCTCCAAAATCTACAGGAGAGTATTCATAGTGAGCATTCCAACTGAAACCAGAGGGAGGATTTCCACCAGTGCCAGCACTAGGATTAAACAAGGCAACGCCATTAGCAGCGATGCCAATAGTACCCAAAGGAGTTGAAGATCTTGCATTTCTCTGGTCATAGTAACTATATGTCCCTGACGTTAAGGACTCTTGATCTTCCATGATCAAGTCCAACCTATCATCAGTTGCCAACCAACATTCACCTGCAATTGAGGTAAATTGTGTGCCCATGTAAAGGAATACTTTTTTAATTCCATCACTGAAGACAAACATAAGTCTGTCTCCAACTTGTATCTGGTTACCTACACCAAATAAACCATTATCATCTAAGGATAATGCTATGGATCTAATGAATCCATCTTGCGCCCAGGTATTAACATCGAACGTGCGACTAATACCAAAAGTGCCACCACGATAAATGAAGGCATGATCGAAATCTTGCGCTGTTACCGTATGGGGGTTGTTGCTATTGGGAAACGTGCCATAACTCACAGGGGTGGGCAGATTGTCTGCCTCCACCGTGAGTATGTCAGTGGCATCATTAAAGGTTGCTGTTGCCGCCATCGTTTTACTTTTATTTAGATGTCATCGAAGATTGATGCTGGGTTGAAGTTACTAATTACAGTAGCTCCAGTCTGCACCGTAAGTACTGCACTCAGTGAGTAGACAGGCGTTGCACCCGCTGCAGTGATTGCAACACGATATTCATCACCATCATCTGCCTGTGCAGCAATACCCGTATCGAGTAATGATTGGTTAGCACCAATGATGTTGCTCCATGTCTGTGTGCCATACTCCTTCTTCTGCCACTGGTAGTTGCGTTGCTCATTGTTACTGACCGTTGCAACCACTGAGAATGCAGCAGTCTGACCTTGGTTAACGGTGACGTTAACAGGATCTTGTAGGATGGCAATTGCGCCAGGAGTGATATTGCTTCCAGCACTACCTTCAGGTCCCTCACCTGCGTAGATATCGAAACCACCGTTGATGGGTGTGCCTGAAGGAGTTACAAAGTCATCAGGGACTGTGTTATCAATTGAAACAATAGGACTAGAATATCCAGATCCTGGTGTCTTCACGTCAATTCTAGTAATACCCATCAATGCCTTGATGCGACCATCAAAACCTGAAGATGAAATTACATCCACGTTGGGGCGTGAATTATAACCATCACCAGGATTTGTAAGAATTGCACTTTCAATTTGACCAGATCTAATCTCAGCAATTGCTGCTGCGTTACGACCCTTAACAGATCCTGTGTATTCAAATGTGATCAGTGAGTTGGAAGATTCAATCAGAGCAACCTCGCGATTAAATTCTTCACCCTCAATGTAGAGTTGGTCTCCTGCTTCCACAGGTGGCACAACTGTCGCTGCAATCACGTCAGTGTCAGATCCAATGTAGGAGAATCCAACAAAGGTTGATCCTGCGCGAGGCACTTCAGCGAAGATGATTCTAGATCCAACAATCTCATATGCAACTCCAGGTTCCTGAATGATACCGTTGAGCGAAACGATGATGTTGTTTTCTGGACGAATCACGTTAGAAGAAACACCCTCAGTCAGCGTCAGCGAGTAGAATAACCCTTCACGTCTGAGGTTGAAGGACGATCGTAACGAGTCAAACTCGAAACTGATGTCATCCATCTGGCGAAGTTTACCAACGTAGTAACCAACGAATTCAGATCCGATTTCGGGCGCTTCAGAGAAGTTAATCTTGTCAGAGAATGCAACGTAGGAGTTGTTACCACCAGGAGGTTGCAGGATGCCGTTGACGAAGATGAGCATATGACCAGCAGGATCTGGGAAGTATGCTTCACCGTTGCTGATCGTGAGATCAAACTGTGTCTGACTACCATCGAAACCACGGAAGTAACGATCAACACGACCCTCAAGCGTGCGTGCAGAAGTAACTGCACCACCCCACCCATAGTCGGAAATAACGCTCATGTTGTCTTGGAAGGTGCCTGAGACATTTTCCAACCAGACAGTTGCCGTAATGCCCTGCTGGTCAATAGCAGCCACGCGCCCGTATACGCTAGATGCAGTGTCTGTGTAAGAAACTACGTTAGCGTAGATTGTTGGGAAGTTAGATCCGATATCAATCTTACCGATGTTGTTGGCACCGTTGGTGACTTCACTAATGTCTGCAACGAGTTGACCACTGACTGCAGGGACCAGATTACCAATCCACAATCTATGAATTCCATAGTTGGGATCTGCAGGATCTGCATTTAATCCATTTACATACTTGGTGACAGTTGCCCTGAATCCAGGCTCTTTGATCGTGGTGCCTTGCAGGAGATTGATCTCGTCACCCACACGGAATGTGTCGGAGACTCCAGTATCAATAATTGCTGGTCCCAACTCAAGTTGAATGATATTGGTGCCATGGATGTATTGGTTGAGTTGAATCTGTGTGCCTGATAGACCCTTAACATCAAGGATATAGTCAGTAACACTACCGTAGATAACATCACCTGCTTCCCATGGAGAATCAATTGTCTCAACATCAATTGTGATGCGACCACCTTCATTGCCCGTAAGGGATCCAGAAGCGTTTTCGTATTGATTAGCGAATGCTTCTGTAGCAGTATTCTTATCAAACAACCAGTCACCTTGTGCGAAAGCACCTCTCTGGACATTGACTAACATGCGATCGTCGTGTGAGGAAACCTCAGCAGTCGTGCCAGAATCTAGACCCTCAAGAATTGCACCGTCGTTAATAACTCCAGCGATTGTAGTCAGGTTGAGGAAGTTGGTGCCATCATTTGCAGTCTTAGTTGTCTGCAGGACGGTGGCGGTGATGGAAGGTGTGCCTTGGACAAATACTTGCTCACCATTGAGGAAGTTTTCATAAACACCCAGAGTTGCACTGACGTTGATCAACTCATAACGCTCATACAGACGCTTGATCTTCGCCTGGTTGAGTAAGAGAGATGCAACCTCGGAGTTAGACTCTGAGGTTGTGCCGTAGATGACATCAGCAGGATTGAATCCACCTTGGATTGGGGTTTGTGATGGATCAGCAGGATACGAGATAGTATTTCTTGTAATTCCACTACGTCTGACGACTGCGAAGATCTGTGATCCATTATTGGAAAGATCAACTTCAAGTTGTCTGAATCTACCATCGTGAATGTAGTGAGCACCAACTTCAAACCACTGTGCAGTGGCAGTCATCACATACCAGTAAGGTTGATTTGTGAATGCCTTGACAGAATTTGTAGATGCTGGGATGTATTGCAGGATATCGCCTCTTCTGAAAGAGTTAGTGCGATTGATTCTGATTCTATACTCAGCACGGTCGAAACCAACTGGCACAACAGGCGTAAGCGATACCAATGCTGGATCGGTATTATAATCTTCGCCCGTTTCATATAGACGCTTGAAGTTTTGGCAATCGGAGCTAGGAATGAATGTTACACTTCCCTCAGTTGGGAATTTGGAAGTCTCCAGTGAATATTCAACACAGTTAATAGAAGAGTCAATAATAAATTCAGATGCTTCTCTGTTGTAATCAAGGGTCTCACCAACTGCTGCATTGTATGTTGTGTAGTTTGCCCAACCAGGATCGGTTGTCAACTGATACAAGACACTCTTCACATACTCGCGTACGCGTGTATTAGCATATATTAGATGTGATCTAAGGACATCTTGGAAGGCGATAAAGTTGCCTTCACCATCAAACCAGTTTTGGGTAAGTCCAAACGCACCTGCATTACCACCTGTAACCATGTCATAACGAATTGCCTTAATGATATCCTTACAGAAGTCAACTGTCATAGCAGTTGTCCCGTAATATGCAAGAGTTGCATCGTATGCTCTGGTAGCAATTGCATTCTCATTGAAGAGAAGCATAGTTGCTATCATCTTGTCGGTATTCCTGCCATGTCCGAGAGTATTACTCATCAGATCAAACAGAGTTTCAATTGCAGATCCTACGTCAGCACATGTGCCTTCCTGATAGATGCTATTGGTATATGCACTAGACCTTGTAGTCCTAGCAACACCCGTGAGATAGTTAGTATTGTTGTTTGCTGCGTTTTCAATGGTATTAATATAGATGCTCATCAAGGTATCGATGGCAGAAGCAACTTCATTACATGATTGATTCATCTCAGCAGCACTGCTGTCAAATGTAGTTGTAAGATCTCTTACACAAACTTCAGGGGTATACTTAACGGGCCAAATCCAGGGAAGGGTGCTCGTGCGATTAGTAACATTACTAGGGTTGGAAATTGCATCTGTGACCAGAAGCATCAGAGAATCAATTCTCGCAGCAACATCATCAGACTCAAGTCCTGTATAACCAGGATCGACTAGACGTGATCTATAGTATGTAAGATCTCCTGTTGCATATGCCCATGCTGTTGTTGATTCACCCGATGGCACAGCACCTGCCGTAGCAGCAAAACCACCCACATTACCATCTGACCATGCGCCAGTGCCAGCACCAAGACCAGTAAAGGTGCCTGCACCAGGAGTTTCAGCAGATCCGATTTCGTTACCATCAATCCAGAGTTTGACACGACCAGGACCAGCAGCAGCAGTGCCTCCAACTCTAATCTCCCAAGTGATCTCGTGCTCATTACCATCGAAGTAGTCTGACAGACTAGAAACTGCCACGTCGAGAAGTGCAAGACCAGTATCAGTGTAAGTTGTAGTGCCGCCAGCAAAAGAGTTGCCGCCATCACCAGCACGAAGTCTCAGATATGTGCCGCTGTCTCTGATGCCGATGTAGGATCCATATCCACTACCACCACCTTCCCAGAGGACGCCATCAGCAGGTGTGCCTGCAGGGAGGACCGTAACACAACTGCAAGTCAAATCCTCATCGATGGTTTGACCAGTTGTGGAGCTGGATGAGTTATCGATATCGATAACGCCATTAGTAAACGTGCGTGTAGGATTCTGAGCATATGTTCCACCGATCTCAAGACCTGTGTCTGGTGATGATGGCAGAAGCACCGTAGTGGGTTTGGGGACTGCATTGGAGAAGTTTTGAGCAATCTCATAACCAGAATTATTTGCGATAATCTGACCACGAATTGCACGCTTCACATACTCCTTAGTCTTATCCAGAATCCAATTTGTTTCTGTTGCCAGAGATGTCACATGTGCCAGGTTACCTGCGTAAGTAACATAGAATTCGGAAACATAATTCATCCAGTTGTCTCCACCATACTTGAGGTTGAAGACCAGTGCTCTCAGGATATCGGTTACATCATGGATACAATCAATGCTTCCAGAAGAAGTGATCGAGTTAGGTGTAGTGCTTACAAATACGTGAGTATGCTGTTGACCAACTGGAGAAGCACCGACGTTGACCGTAACCGTGCCATCTTGCTTAACAACTGCTCCAGAAGTTGCACTCACGAATGCGTGCGTATACTGATTTGCAACTGCTGCAGCACCAACATAACAACTGACCGTAGTGGCATCTATGACAGTAACAATCAACCACTTATCTGCTGCAGGGTCTGTAGCACGAGGATAATCATGATTGCTACCATTAGCATCCTGATCACATGTGAATCTCAAGGAGTCAGTAACCAGTTTGATTCTGTTTCCAGTTGACAACCCATGACTCATGGAGCAGGTGAGTGTCATCAATCCACTGTCAGCAGCATATGTTGCAGCAGTTACATCTAGAGAAGATGTGCCGACTGCAGTAACTCCAACGGTTGTATTGTATGCAGGATCGCCCTTACGTGGGTATGAATGCTCACTACCATAACTGTCGTTTGAGCAAGTAAATACCAGACTATCTTCAGCAATAGACATTCTATTACCGACATTGAAGGAGTGGTTGGGGATGGTCAAGACCATATCACCCGAAGATGCATTATAAGAAGCAGTTGATGGAGTGAAGTGCTCTCCACCAGTATTCCATCCGTAGCGAATAGCACCAGTGACTGCAGATACAAACGTGTGTGTATACTGCTGACCTGATGGAGACCTGCCTACATTAACTGCAATTGTGTCTTGAGTGACATCTTCAATAACCAGACGCTTTTCATATGCAGGGTCTGTATTGCGAGGATATGGGTGGTTGGTAGCATTAGAATCTTGACTGCATGTGAAAGTCAGACCGTTTGCTGCAATACTGATTGACTCACCTTTGCTTAGTCCATGACCAGGAATGGTAAGAGTCAGCACACCAGATGCTGCAATATATCCTGCAGTGGTAGGTGTAAATTCCTTCCACCACATTGCACTAGATCCACCGTTGATGTTTAGTGCTGGATAGTTGACCAGACCTTCGTAGACTGCATTCTCTGCAATACGGCGAATGTTGGAATCAATTACATCTGCACAATCCTTATAGATTGCTTCATATGGGTTTGCATTATAGGAAGCGAGATCGGTGCTCAAAGGATCATTACCTTCGATATAATCTCTACCGAAACCATTTCTCATGGTGAGAGTTGCAAGGTCTCTTGCAATCTTCATAACGGTAACAGATGCTTCCCATTCTTTTTCAATATGCTTGAGTGAGTTATTCTCAGTCTCAATATAGAGTGATGCAGCATCCCAAGTCTTCTCATTACAGTTGTAGTTGAGGTCATGGGTGAGTCCTCGGAGGACATCCTTAACATCATCCACACAATTAACTGGACCGCCAGGGATATTAAACTTGCCATACTTGGACAAGTCATTCATGATCTCAACTGCTTCATGAGCAATCAGATCTGCATTCACCTTGAGAGTATTGGTAGCATCCTTGTAACGATTCCAATTAGAAACGTTATTTTGGGGATAACCTTCATCGTCAATGATGATAGTATCATCTCTATATGCAGTACGTGTTGTGAATAGTGGGGTGTAGTAGTCATCTTGTGCCCAAGCAGGAGCACCGAGTGCAGCAGATGCCTCACCAGGAGACAGCAGCAAGTTATTGCCTGCCTTAATGCAAAGCATCTTCGCATATTCAAATGCATCCAACATTGGATTCAATTCATGCTCAACATGCAAGATGTTTTCCTGATCATCAAGATACTGATCAATGACTGCTTCAGTGTTGTATGTGCCACCTGTGCAGAGGTCAGCAATTACGGCAGGGAGAATGAATTTCTTAACATCTCTCTCACAGTATGGTTGACCATAACCAGGCATTTCGAGGAATGGTGTTTCAACACCACCGAAGTTAATTGTATACTTGTCGAGGATATACTCGGCAGTTTCCTGAGCGATATAATCGCGGTTTTTCCAGATAAGGACACCAGTGTCTCTGAAGATATCAGGATTAGGTGCAAGGACTTCCAGCACTTCGCGACCTAGCAGATCAAACTCATCTTGGATGGTTTGTGATGCTGGTGAAGCAAAGTTATTAGGAATTCTCAGTCTATCTGTATAGGTGCCAGTCAGACTGACATCAGTAGTAGTAATCACATACTTGGACAAGACGAATGCTTGATCCCATGCATACAGAGTCTGCAGAATCTCGCCACCAACGTGCTTCAGTTTGCCTGATGCTTCAAGGTATGTACGAGCAGTGTAGAGTGAGTTGTAGTTACCACCGTCTTTCAAGTCCTTGACAAGAGCACCAATGATGTAATCTTTGGTGTCTCTGACACACTTGTTTGATCCGCCATAAGTGCCTTCAGCAGGGTCATCACCAGGAATAGTGAAGTCTGGGAATGCAGCAGACATTCTACCAACTGCCTCCTCAGCAATCCATGCAGCATTGAGATCGATAATATCAGCAGCGTTCCTGTGATCTGATCTGCCAAGGTCAACATTCTCAATGATTGCAAACTTCTGATCGTAGTTAAGTTCCTTAATAGCAGCAGAGGAGATACGCTGACCTGTGTAGATCGCATAAGTCTCCTGGTTATCCATAACGAATGGTTGCTCACCATCAAGACCAAACACGACATACTGGTTGCTGTAGTCAATTTGAGTTGGTGGTGTGAATGCAGTAGCAAAATCAGACTCACCATTCTTGATAACAAAGTTATCGATATATCCAGTAAACTGGTTAGCAGCGTTAAAGTCAGCACCGATGTATGCTGCAGCGTAACCATAATCATTGGTGTCTGCATAATTGCCACCAACCTGGATACCATCAACATACAATTGCAGGACAGCACTTGTCCTCACGACTGCGATGTGATGCCAGTTATTAGAAATGATCGTGCCACCAGTCAGAAGTTGTGATGTGCCGTTATAGACCTTGACAGCACCTGTCGCGTCGATAACAACTCTCAGACCTGAAGTTGCAGACAAGCGACGTAAGTCAATCAGATGCTGGGTTGTGCCAATTGCATCTGCATTAAACCATCCTTGGATGGTGAAGTCTGCTGTATTGCCGAAGGAGAAGTCGTAACTATCTCTAGATACCAGATACCCAGTTGCTGGGAATCTTACCGACTTGCTACCAGACAATCTCTTATACTTGGTAATAACACTCTGCGAGACATTATTCTGGTTTGCAAGAGAAGAGTTGGTGATATATTCACGATCGGTGAATGTGCCTGTGACAGAAGCAGCGAAGATCCATTTCAGACCAGAATTAGATCCGATTGCTTCAAAGGTTGCCCCGCTAGTAACACCAGTAATGGTGTTGCCAACGATAAACAAACCACCCGCACGATCCTTGTATGCAATCTTCGTGGTGCGAATGTTTTCACCCGCGACAAAGGTGCCATCAGTAATAGATGCGAGAGCGTTAATATTGGTAAGATTTCCAGCAGAAATTGCTGTTGTTGAGATATCAACCAAAGTCGCGATATACGCCTGTACGTCTGCACAATTCTGAATTGTCTCGTTTCGGCCTGAGGAGTAATATGGGTCGTAATATTGTGCTCTTATGCCCCCACCATTATGGACTGCGTTTGGCAGTGCATTGACGAATGTGTGAGCATATCCACCACCGCTAGTGACCGAATTGGAAGTAGCACTGACAAAGGCGTGGACAAACTGAGCATCATCTGGGGAGTTGCCAACGTTGATTGTAATCGTAGTGGCAGTAGTGCCATGGATATACAAGCGGCGACCAGATGCAGGATCAGATGCTCTAGGATATGTGTGAGTGCTGGCATTGTCATCACTATCACAAGTAAACGTCAGAGCGTTATCTGAGATATTCACATAGTCATTCAACTCAAGTGTATGAGCACCAATGGTGAGCTCCATGTCACCAGTTGAAGGACTGTATACTGCTGCAGTAGGAGTGAATTGCAATAGAGGTGTAGCACCAATATTGACTGTAATCGTAGTGGCAGTTGGACTAGAGACTGCAAGATTCGTATTGAATGCAGGATCTCCAGCACGAGGATAATCGTGGAAGGTTGCATCTCCATCAGATGCACATGTAAACTTCAAGGAATGTGGACGGATCTTGACAGTATCAGATGCAGTCAGCGAGTGAGTGCCGATTGTCAATACCAGATTACCATTTGAAGGTGTATAAACTGCAGCACTGACATCAAACTCAGAGAGGTCTGTAGCACCGTCAGAATAAGGACCAGCATAGGTGCTAGGATCCTTGAGCATGTATCCAGACTCGGGGACTCTACTATTAACTTGATAATACAGTAGATTGTTAATTGCTCGGAATGCCAGATGCATTGCCTTGTCGATGGCAGTCAATGACTCGGCATATTCACCGATCAAACCGTTAGCGATGGGAGCACCAGCAGCATCAAAATACTTCTTAGTAAATTCAACGATGTTGTAATTGCCACCTTGTGAAATATCTTCTGCAAGAGCATCAATCATAAGACCAATGTCGCGACGACACTTGATTTGACCAGGTGAATATGATCCAACTGAGACATCAGGAAGATCGACCAGGGTGCCATTCAACATTACCTCATTAACGACATCATAAAGAGTGGTAATCGCTGCCTGCACATCTGAGCAGTTATCAGTGTTGTTGTTTGAAACATTAGCACCATTGGTGCCGTATGGGTCATTAGGTGATGGGTCAGGATTGATGCCATTTCCACTATAACCACCAGCATCAACTTCATTGTATGCTGTGTATGTGATTCCTGTATTAGGACCATACTGTGAAGTGTAGTTGGCAGTGATATTGTTGGTCAATGCCAGCAGCATCAGATCTTTTGCTTTCTCGAATCCATAACGAGTCTCTTGAGACTCGGAGTTGACATATACAAAGTTGTTATCAGCATCAAAATACTTTTGTGATAACTTACAGGTATAGACGTTTCCACCACGGAAGGTGTCAAGAGACAATGCATCGATATAGAGCAAGATATCACGGACACACTTACCAGGATCAGGAACGGTCAATGATGAATACTGAGTCATCATTTCATCGTATGCCTTATTGGCAATGTATTCACGATTCTTCTGAATCAAACGATATGCATCAGAGTATCTACTCCAGTTATTAGTGATGATATCACCAGGGAAGTAGAATCTAGGGTGCTTGACAGCAATCTCTGCTTCAGCAAAGTCAATGATTTCTTGCTTGTTACCCAGAATCATTCTGGAAGCATCTTTAAATCTATTGGCAGCACCACCGTGGAAGACAGAAACTGCATTACCAAACAGTGCTCTGTTATTCAGGACTGTATCATTTTCACTGAATGCACCACCTGTGAGTTGTGTATATTCAATCTCAGTATTTCTAACTTCTTCAAAGTCAAGGAAGTCTGAGTTGATTCTGTTAGTAGAATCATTCAGTAATGTTGGTGTAATAGAAGATTGGGAAATATTATCAAGGATGACGTTAGGATTAGTAATACTAACCAGACGCTCAAACAGCAGACCATAGAATGTAGATCCAGGGTTAATGATCAACTCATCAACTGCATCCGAAGTGGCAGGATCGATATATGGGGAGATGAAGGTGATTTGACCAGCAATCTTGGAAGATGCTGAGTATACAAACTCATTGAGTCTGAAGTCAAAGATACCAGTCTCAAACTGTGCAGTACCTGAAGTCTTACTAACAACCAGTTGATCGGTGACACCACCTTGATCATCAATGTTAGTTTCTTCGATGATAGCAGTATCTCCATCAAGGTTGGTAAGAGACTCACCAAACTGGAAGATTGTATTAACATTCAACTGGGTGATGCTTAGGATCAAACCAGAGAAGAGTGTGCCACGCTCAATTGCTTCATTGAGATTAAACGTGCCCGTTACGTTAATGATGTCAATATGGGATGTGCCAGAGTCAATAACTGTGCCAACAGCATCGCTATCTTTACCTTGGACTTGCTGCCCTAAAGTTGGGAAGATTCCATAGTTAGCAGGACCTGCTTGACCAGAGAATAATTCGACACGGTAGATAGGCGTAGGAGTAACTCCTAAGGTCCTGTAGTTAACTCTAGATGCAGGTTTTGGTGGCTCAGCAAATACAATTTGTCCACCGACAATATTGTAGGATTCGCCTGGTGACTGAATCACACCATTAATAGTGATCATCAACTGGTTTTGTTGGACGATAACCTGCTGACCTTCAACCGTAAGTGGGAATTGCTTGTCAATTCCATTAAACTGTGACTGGATACTATCCAACTTCTTAACAATCGAAGTTAGAATTTCCTCAGAAGAAGTAAGACGCTTCTTACGGAAAAGCACCTCTGTATTGTTATAATCGGTGTAAATTGGTTGTGCTGCACCGAAAGATGTAATCTGGTTAACGTTGGAGTAGTTATTGATGTTAACTTCCTTCGTAAACTCAGTGCCGACCTTACGACCCGAAATATCCTTACCACCAGTCAGTTGCAACTGTCCAAACATGTTGAAACCAGCTGGGTGGTTATTTTGGAGCAATTGAGTCTTCCACTTAGTAATTGGAATCTCGGACTTAATAACGTAAGAGAAGTTTTGGTAGAAGAAGGAATCTTGGATTTTTTGGACAATTTCGGAAGGTTTGCCGACATTATCGATAAACTTACCAGGAGTCTTCGTCAAAGATCCAATATTCAACACACCACGAGCAATACTCATGTTATCGATAACACCAGATGCTTTGGAGATTTTACCAGTGACTTTTTCGCCCATCTGCCACTCGCCATCGTAATCAACGATTTTGAGGATCTTAGGACCGATTTGCCAACCAACGTTGGTGGAAACTTTACCCGTTGCACTTGCTTGCTCAACATTAATGCCTTGGAAGACTTCTTCGCCTTCAAGGAAGCGAGATGTTGCAACAACTGCTTCTGCACGACCACCAAAGACTTCGGTGAGCAATACTTGACGACCAGTGCCTTGTGTCAGGAATGTGATGTAATCACCTGCTTGTGCGGCCTGTAAAGTCAGGGCAAAGCGAATTTGATCAGATTCTAGTGAATTTAAGTTACCAGCAATTGCATAATAGATTTGTCCAGCAACCAAAGAGGTCAAACCTGCACTACTTGGTTTTGGAAGGATACCGACAGTTGTGCCAACGGTTTCAGCACGGAATTGGATTTCTGCTCCAGTTGTGATTCCGTGAGGGAAGTTAAACTGCAGATAGTTAAGATCGAGGTTAACAACATAGTTAAACTCAGACTTCAGAGTCACAACAGGCTCAGATGAGTATCCACCACCAGGATTCTTAATAGTGATCTCATTCAATCTGTTATTCTTGATAACTGCGATTGCTTCGGCACCTGTGCCACCACCACCTTCAATAACAACTGCAGGGGTGGATGTGTAACCACTACCAGGGTCAGTAATCTTAATTTCCGATAGAATCGAAGTATTGAAGAGTTGGAGATTGACTGGGAAGGTAATTTCAGGTTTCAGGGTGTAATCATGTGAATAACCGAAACCAAACTCATTATTCTTAAGTCTCTTGATCTTACCAATGTTTTTACCTGTCAGGAAGACAGATGCACCACTACCCTCAAGAGGAATGATAACAGTTACTGATCCACCAGATCCAGACAACGTGGGACCAAGAATACCAGTGATAGCGTCAACATCGATAGATGCAGTAGTATATCCCTTACCAGGATCACTAACAGCAACAGATGAGAGAGCACCAGATCCAGTTTCCTCATCGAGGGTTACTGTTACAATTGCTTTACCACCTTCACCATCTCCAGCGATAGGCACATCATAATAGACACCAGATGCATATTCTGTGCCACCGTCAACGATGACAACCTTCTCAATTTGACGGAAGGATGCAATATCGGAGATGATAGGCAGTTTCTTATAGAATCCACCAGGAGAAACCAGTTTAATTGAGTTGATAGGTCCAACTGCTCTGGTAGAAGTTGTTGAATAGAAGGAATACTCTTGCTCTTGATCATTCGTGCCAATTTCAGCAGATGATCTCTCAGGCTCTCTATTGAGAGGGAATTTAAACTCAGTATCGCTTACAATCTGAGAAATAGCGAATCTTCCAGCATATGGAGTGTTAATAACGTCAACATATGAATTTTCTCCAACTGGGGAGTTGGATCCAGTCCTTGATGGGTCAAAGTAGTAAGAGATGTTAGTAACATCACCAAGCACCAGGAATTTAACGAATGGAGTGCTTGCACCTGCACCTTGGATGCCAGGAGTGCCTTCTCTAACAGTATTGTTGAAGGAATACTCCAGTTTATACTGGTTGTCCTGAGAGAATGACAGATAGTAACCGAAGTTGGAAGGATCGCTAAGCTCGAAGTTATACTGGTGATTTCTAGTGAAA